GTATCCATTTCCGGCGACAGCAGTTTGAGTTGTTCCTGTAACAACTGCTTGCCATGAGGTTCCGCCTGAGTTTGCCACCCATGCGAGTGTTCCATCTGTTTGAGATGTTAACACATAATCATTTGCACCTGCTGCTCCTGCCGGCCACGTCAAAGTATAAGACGAAGTACTATTTGCTGCTTTCTGACCTATATACTGACCACTGGCATCGTCCTGTAATCTAAGTTCTTTTGAAGTTCCTATATTTAAACCTGTTGAATCCCAATAGAGATTTGCATCTCCATCGAATGCTCCTGAGTTATTAAACTGTATTTCTGTAGTTGAACCACCCGGTGCAGTTGAAACTCCAAAAGCTGTATCCACTATATTTGTTCCGTCTGAAAATAATAATTTGTATCCTGTGCTAGTAAAATTTACGCCCGTTCCTGATTCAGTTTTAAATGTAACTGTTTCTCCACCTGATGTAGCATTATTTACTAAATACAGTTTTTCAACAGAATCAGGAACAGTAACCGTAGAGGTTCCTGTTAAAGCGCCTGTTAATTTAAATATCATATTTCTAGCAACAGAAGTAGATGTTGATCCATCTGTGATAGTTAGAGTAGTTGTTCCTCCGTCTGTAACAGCTTGTGAAACATAGCCTGCTACAGCCATTTGCATGATATTCCAGTTTGTATTAGTTATAGTACCCCACTGACCGGATTTTTCTCCAGTCACCATTAATTCAGTACCTAATTCATTATGACTTGATGGCATATTTTATCTCCTCTTTATTATAAATTCGTTAAGCCGCAGTGTCAACTTCCGCCCATGTATTAGTTACTCCTGGATCAATCTCTGTCCAAGAGTTACTTACTCCAGGAACCACTGGCGACCATGCGCCTATCTTAACATTTTGTAGGGTCGCTGTCATGCCTTGACCTGTCAATCCTACGACTACATCATCTACATCCACAGTTCCAACAGAGCCTGCTAATGCTTGACCTGTAAGTTCAACTATGGATACTGCATCAACTGTTCCTAAAGAGCCCGTTAAAGCTATTCCAGTAGGACTTACATTAGCATCTGCAGAAGTTCCTTCATTTCCAAGTGCTCCAGTTAAAGCCTGTCCTGTGACTTCAGCTACGGATACTGCATCTACAGTACCTACGGCACTTGTTAAAGATTGACCTGTAAGAGTAACATTTGCATCAGCCGTTACTGATTCATTTCCAAGCGAACCTGTTAAGGCTATTCCAGATGGTTCTGCTAAAGCATTTCCACCACCAATAGCTGTTCCCACAGAACTGGTTAAAGCTTCTCCTGTAGCTGTTACATTTGCATCAGCAGTAACGGTTTCGGTTCCAATTGCTCCGGTTAAAGCTTGTCCAGTTACAGAAACAATAACGTTAAGATCGACTGATTCATTTCCTAATGTTCCTGTTAAAGCTTCTCCTGTAAGTGTAACATTAGCGTCGGCTGTTACAGTTTCAGTTCCAATTGAAGTTGTTAAAGATTGTCCAGTAAGTGCTACATCTATTGAAATAGATGCAATTGCACTTCCTGTACTTGTAGATAAAGCGGTAAGTTGAACTCCATTACCCCAAACTCCGTCACCGAAGCCTTCGACTAATGAACCCCATGCACCATAGTCTAGAACAATTCCGTTATCTTCCCAGAATTGATCTCCCCAGGCATTTGAACCCCAACCCGATGGTGCACCTGCCATTTAAAACCTCCTTAGCTAATTCTTAATATAGCTGCAGAAGTTGTAAAAGCTGGGAATTGTATTGTAAAAGTTCCTGCTGTTGCTGTTTTATCACCACCAAAGTCTAAGACAGCTACTGCTGCATTAGTTACTGCTGATGATGTATTATAAATTAGCGCTCCTCTTGCAGTTAAAGTAACTCCAGTAAAAGAAAGATCAGCGAAATCTACAATTGCCACACCTGATGCTACAGATGTTTGTTGACTACCGACAGCAAGGTTTTTTCCCCCTGATGCATAATCTCCGCTTCCAGTATCAGTTGATTGTCCTGTTGTGGTAAACGAAGTAGTAGCTGCACTTAAGTTAGCTGTATCAAGATACAAAGCTAATTTAAATTTATCACCAGTTGTTTGGGTGAAGTTTGCGTCTCCTTCTAGTAATTGCTTTTTAAATGCATTACATATTGCTTGTGCTATTGCCATTATTATTCTCCTTAATAAATTTTCTACGGTGATGGAGATGGCACTTTAATTCGTGGCACCCCAAAATCGTAATCATCTCTACGTCTTCTACCCATTTGTTGAAGAGCGTAAGTTTGTATAGCTTCATTATACTTTGCTTCATAGAGCTTGTACATATCCATGGGCCCTTTTAAATAGCCATAACAATTGACTAGACCTCCATAAAGTAATAAATCAGGATCCTTGGTTGAAAGGGTCGTGGTTGTATTAGAAGAGCTTAAAGCTTCTGGAGTGAAAATATAATTCAATTGCACCCCATAAACCACATCTGGAGTGGGAGCCATAACTATGTTATTTGGATCCCAATTCGCATAATATTTAGGGGTTCCTGAAGCACTGGTTGAAGGATAAAATTCACTTATAAAACTGGTATCTTTTTTTTCTAACATGGATCTTTCAAAATCAGAGTCCCCTGTTTTACTGGTTAATTGTAAAGATCGGATAATATAGCAGTCGGTTGGAAGTAAAAGATAACGATTCGTTCCAGTAGATAAAGAAGTTTCATATTTTCTAGAATAATCTGCATCAACTTCTCTAAAGATTTTAAATTCTACATCTCTGATAATGCCATCCAAGATTGTAGAAGTTAAAACACTGCTACCTACTTCAGTGTAGTCTCTTAATTTTGTTATAAGTTCTGCATACGTCATGTGATACTCACCGTTACATTTGCAAGCGTTATTCTAGCTTGCCTTTTCTCATTTGCTTCATTAGCAGTTTGAGGAGGTTGCATGCTTCCCGAACCACTAGCTGCTTCACTTGGAATTGGATTTATATTTCCATTAATATTAAACCAGGCTGCTGGATCTAATTGTACTAGAATTCCGCTTCGATGCAAAGGTCTTGGGTTTCTTAAAGCAATTGGATCAGCACTAATTAATTTAGGATTGATTTGGGGTTGTTTAGCTTCCCATTCACTAATATGAACAAAAGCTCCAGTCCATTCAAATACCATTTCTCTGTAAGGAAATTGCATTCCCGATCTATCTGAAATGGCTAATGCATATTTTCCACTGGCAAATTTACCCATTATATACCTGCTGGAAAGTAATCTTTAGGAGTTATAAAGACTGAAGTTCTCTGACCGTCTTCTACTAAAGCTCTGTTGAGTTCATCTTCATAAGCTATCTTTAACATCTCTACTCTTTCGGGTGCTTTTTTTTGAGCTAAGTAGTAAGCTAATCCTGCACACATTGCAGGTTGAAATCTATAGACAACATCAGATTGTTGATCAGAATAAGCAGTCGCATCGTCTAATTTTTTAACATAATAATATTTTAGATAAGTGTAGGTACTCGCATCTGGTGTTTGGAATAAAGTAATTACAGGCGGTTGCACTCGACTTACATAATATTGAGAAGGTTGTCCTAATGATCCTTTAGTAGGAGTAGATGCATACTCTGATCTAGATATTTTAGATAAAGCTACATCTTGGGTACTTGTTGTAATAGAATCTGTTGTAGAAATATACGCTTCTAAAATAACACTACAATCAGTATCCGCTGTATATTCTCTAGTTCCTGATGATAAAGCTTGGTGTTTCAAAGCCACTTTCCATAAGTGAACTCCTCTGTTTCCCCATTCTGAAAATAAAATATTTAGACTTCTTCTAGCAGTTTTAAGATCGTAACCGCTATTGGTGTTAAGGCCTATTCTTTCGTAGCCTTCTTGAATTATCTCGTCTATATCGAGATCGAATGCTGTTGTTCCTGATGTCGCCATAATTCATTACAATAAATCCATATCAACACCTCTGCCGATAATGATTTCCCCACCTGTTGCTTTCTTTTGTACTTTCTTTTTATCTTTAGTAAATAACTTACGCTTTCCTGCTTCATAAGCTCCTGCCACCGCTGTAGCAGCTAAAACCGCTTTGCCAATTCCTGTTCTTTTAAGTAATGTTTTTCCAACTGCTCCTGCAGTACTCAATTGTCTTCTTCTTTTTATAAATGTAGTCATTGCAGCTGAAGGTTTTCCAACTCCTAACATCATTTTTCTTTTTAAAAATGTAGAAGGCTTACCCATACCAGTTGATGCTTTTGTTTTTCCTTTCATTAAAGGAAATACTCCTACAGTTTTATTGTATTTTTTTATAAAGCTTGCAAATTTTTTAGATTTTCCTCTATCCTTATAAACAAATTGCAAGTTACTTAATAATCTTGCTGTTTTAGGTGGAAGTGTTGTAGACATTCCTGATAGTGGAGTTGTTTGCATTTTCTTCAAACTTTTTAAATACTTTTTATATTTTGTTGCTGGTGGCATTCCACCTTTCCTAGCCGTTCTCACCGATAGCTGAGGTTTCCATCCTGGTCTATAAGTTGGTCCACCTTTGGCTTCGTCTCCAATTATTTTTTCTAAAATTTTTTCTTTAGAGCCTTTCCATCCTATTTTATGTCCCAGTTTCTTTTTAGCTTTTTCTGCTAAAGCTGGAGATAGCTTGCCTGCTTGTGCATCTGAAATAAATTGCATATCTGCTTTTAAATTATCTGTTAATTTTTTAGGATTTTCCCACCACTTTTTTTTCTTAATCCATTTACCTGTATCAGCTTTAACCGGACCGCCCCCTGCTTTTCCGAATAAATGTTTTTTCTCTTCAAAAAGGCGTCTTAATAAACCGCCCATTCCAGAACTACCTCCCGAACTACCTCCAGATGTCGGAGTTGCAGTTGAACTTTTTCTGAACATTTTACCAAGAAAAGCTTTTTTAGGTTTATTCATTTTTTTAAATGTTTTAGCTAGGTTGTATCGTCTAGTTC